ATGTCTCAATTATCCCTTTTCGACTGTGATTTGAGCCGGATCGCCGGACTCATGCCCGCCGTGCGCGCGGCCATGCGTCGGGCAGCTGGTAATCCCGACGGCGAGGGACGCAAGGCGCTGGTAGACAAGATCAATTCCATCGCCAGAGACGCCGAAGTCCGCTTGACGGCGGGCCGCGCGGAGTCCGTATCCAAGGACGTTTTGGACAAATGGCTCAGTCCGTCGGACGTGAACCATCCGCCCTCGATCCTCGCCGTGGTCGTGTTCTGCAAGGCTACCGGAGACCATGAGCCGCTGCGCGTCATCCTCGCCGCCTGCGGGCTCGACGTCATGACGCCGGAAGACCGGAAATTCAGGGATTACGGCAAGGCCGATCTGGAAATGAAGGCGGCGAGGAAACGCAAGAGACAACTGGAGGAAGGGCTATGAGCTGGCAGGCAACAAAGGAACGGGCGGAACTGGGATCGAAGCGGTGCTTCTATTCCATGCGCATTCATGAGGCGTTGCGGCGCAACGGGCGTTCCGCCGCCGTGGTCGCCTACGAAATCGGCGTCAGCCGTGAGGCGGTCTCCGCGACCATCCTCGGCAAGAATCATTCCGAACGGGTTTTGAACGCGCTCCGCTCGGCGGGCGTCCCGGAAAAGTACCTTTTTGACCCCCGCCGCGTTGAGGCGGCGGGGAAGGAGGCGGCGGCATGAGTACGCAATATATGACAAGTGTGGAATCAGACGATCTGCTTTGCATCGTCGAAGGGCTTTCCTGGGAGGACGCCATTAATGCTCTTTATGCGGCCCTCTGTACGAAGGCCGACGAACGGGGTTTTACCATCAACTGTCAGCTCCAGAGGCAGATTCCTTTACTGCCTCCTCGCTATCGGCGTCGGAATCCTCCCAAGGGTTATAGTCAGGAAAAGGCCACAGAGCCTCCATTTCATGAATTACTTCTTCAGACAGGACGGCAGAAAAAGACAACGCGTCACGATAGGAAGAGCCTATAATCGAAGACACACGGTCGGCAGCGCTCACGAGCACGCACGCTTTCTTGGCAAAATAACATGCCGACAGGATGATCATCCCTCTTTCCAAATTTGTCTTCCATAATGGCCTTTTCTTTCGTTGTCCTGGGGTTTGAGAAAGGTATTTAAATGCCTGTTCTTTATGGGCGTAGACTATCTCAATCCATCCGGCTTTTCCTATTTTCCGTAAAGCCTGGCTGAGATGCAATAGGGCATTGTCTCCGCCCAGGTCTTCGAAAAGCTCGTCGCGAAGCCTGTCAAAGTTATACAGATATGTGAAAAGCGGCATATTTCCGCCTCCTCGGCGTCCCGGATGGTCCGGGTTAGATGGTTTCTGTTTGTATCTCCAGTCTAACCGAGAAGGCGGAACCCAACAACGGGCCGGGTGTCCCGTAAACACCTGTAAACAGTTTTTTGTTCCATCCAGCTACCGCGACCGTGTAGTCCGTCCCGAGTTCTTCCATGTAGGGGCGGCAAAACCTGCACAACGGCGGATACCGCGCCAACCTACGCGGGACGTTTCCCCGGCACGGCACAAGTCCGGGGCGAGTTTTGAGAGGTGAAGACATGAACGGGATGAAGGAAGCGTACACGACGCAGGAGCTAGCGCCGCTGCTCGGCATGACCCGGCAAGGTGTGGACTGTCGTGCCAAGCGTGAAGGCTGGCAATCCCGCCCCCGCGCCGGACGCGGGGGCGGGCGCGAGTGGCTCGTCGACTCCATGCCGGAATCCACGCGCCTCGCCATCGCCGCCAAGGTAGCCCCGTTTACGCCGGTTCCGGTCATCCCCTCAAAGTCGATCACGATTCCCGTGCAGGCCACGCTTTCCGAGGGCGGCAAGGCGAGAGTCGAGGCGAAAACGGCGCTGTTCCTTCTCTACCGGACGTTTACGAAGGCCGCCGGGCTTCCCAAAGTCCGAGGGCGGGAAGTTTTTTCCGCGCACTGGAACGCCGGGGAGATCGAGGCCGAGGCGTGGCTTCGAGAAGCTATCCCACACGTCAGCAAGAACACCCTGCTCAACTGGGAGCGCGCGATTGACGCCGAAGGCTCAGCACGGCTTGCGGGAGATTACGGCAAGGGTATGCGCGGCAAGGGCCGCATCGACAGCCAGCTTGAAGTGAAGGAGATCGTACTCGGCATGTTGGACAAATATCCCTACACGACGGCGAAGATGATCCTTGAGGAGCTTGCCGCCGCCAACGAAAGGCGGGTGCGCGAGGGGCTTGAGCCCTTCATCCTCCCGTCGGAATGGCGGCTGCGGGAGTGGCTGCGGGCGTGGAAAAAGTCCAATCCCGCCCTGTATCAGCTCATGAAATCCCCGGACGGCTACAACGACAATTACAATCCCTCTTTCGGCGACATCTACGCCGGGATCATCCGCCTCAACCAGCGTTGGGAATACGACGGGACGCCGTCCGACGTCATGCTTTCCGACGGCAACAGGTATGCCATCATCGGCGTCATCGACATCTACTCGCGCCGCCTCAAGCTCGAAGTCGGGCCGCGCTCGAACGCCGACGTCGTGTCGAATCTGACGCGGCGCTGCCTCCTCGACTGGGGTGTCCTCGAAACGCCCGTGACGGACAACGGGAAAGAGTTCGTCTCCCGCCAGATGGGGCAGGTGTTCGCGGATTTCAACGTGGTCCCCGACATTCTTCCGCCGTTCCGCCCGGATCTGAAACCCGGGATCGAGAGGGCCTTCGGGGTGTTCAACCATGATCTTTTGACGTTGTGCCCCTGCTATGTGGGCTACAACGTCGAGAAGCGCCGGGAGATCGAGAGCCGGGAATCCTTCGCGAAGCGCCTCATGAAGAAAGGGGAGGATCCGGAGCTTGTGGTGGCCATGACCCCCGAGGAGTTGCAGGAGTTCTGCGACAACTGGACTGACAAGATCTACGCCCACCGGCCCCATACGGGGCTCAAGGGCAAGACGCCCTATCAGATGGCGGCGGAGTATCCCGGCGTCGTGCGGCGCATCAGGGACGAGCGGGCTCTTGACATGCTCCTCATGCCGCTTGCGGGGCAGGACGGCTACCGTACCGTTTCCAAAAAGGGCGTCAAGGCCGACAGGGGCATATTCATTGCCCCGGAACTCGGACGCTGCATCGGCCAGCGGGTGCAGGTGCGCATCAGTCGCACGGACAAGCGGTATGCCTACATTTACGACGAGGCGGGGCTGTTCGTTTGCCGTGCGCACAATGTGGCCGACCTCACGCCGGAAGAACAGCGCACCATCAGCGTCGATGCCCGCAACGCCGCGCAGTCCGTCAAGGCGGAGACGAGGAGGCTCCGGGCTTTCGCGAAGAAGCACAACCTCGATCAGGCGTATCTCCACATTATGGAACACCATATCAGGAAGGCCGAAGAATATGAGGCCGCGCATCCCATGCCAACGCAAAACGACGTGGACTACATGACGTTCGAGCTTGCCGAAGCCCAACGCGCGGCGTCGGGCGAGAAGTCCATGCAGACGTTGACGCTTGAGGAAGCGGAACAGGCGCGGATTGAGGCCGTCGAAATCGTGGCCGACCAGACGTTCATGGTTCCGAAGTCCGCGCAAGGGAGAAATGCGTTGTTCCTTGAGCTCGAATCCCGCGCGCAGTCCGGCGAAGACCTGACCGGCGACGAGCGAAACTGGATGGCCATGTACAGAACCAGCGCAGAACGCGCAGGTTTTGAGGCCATGAACCAGCTTTACGCCGTCAACCAATAAAAAGGCCCGTTGTTGACGCAACGGGCCGGGATGGAGAGGCACATCTCCATGTCTATGAGGGAAATAACTATGCAACAGACAACAGCAAGCGTCAATACGGGCATTGCCCCGCTCACCAACGTCGCCCTGTGCCTCGGCACGCTCAAGCGGGCGATCAACCGCCCCCGGCATCTGCCCGGGATCACGGTCTTCTACGGCCCTTCGGGGTTCGGCAAAAGCACGGCCGCCGCCTGTGCGGTCATCCAATGCCGCGCCTGTTATGTGCAGGCCCGCAGCTCGTGGACGCGCAAGGCTGCGCACGAGGCGATCTGCAAGGGCCTCGGCCTGAAGCCCGGCAAGACCATCTCCGAAATGCTCGATCAGATAGCCGAGGAGCTCGCCCTGTCGGGCAAGCCGCTGGTCATCGACGAGGCCGACTTTCTCGTCGAGCACAACCAGATCGAGATCGTCCGCGACATCTACGAAGCGTCCCAAGCCCCGATCATGCTGATCGGGGAAGAGTGGCTCCCCGGCAAGCTCGAAAAGTGGGAACGGTTCCACGGGCGCGTGCTCGACTGGTGCCCGGCGCAGCCGGTGTCTTTTGAGGACGTCAAGGCGTTGTGCAGGCTCTACGCCGCCGGGACCGAGATCGCCGACGACCTGTTGCAGCGCATCTACACGGTGTCCAACGGTTCGGCCCGCCGCGTCGTCGTCAACCTTGCCCTCGTTGAAGAGGCCGCAAAGGTCGAGGGCCGCAAGACCATTAGCCTCGCCGATTGGGGGGCGCGGCCGCTGTATACCGGCGAGGCTCCGAGCAGGAGGCGTTGATATGGCCGAACTGTTTTCAAGCACGCCTTACGCGGCGCTTACCGCCAGAGAACGGATATGGGCGGCCATCCGGGAGATGAAAACCGTTACCGTCCGTGAAGTGGCGGATCGGTGCGACGCGAAGGCCGACGCCGTCCGGGGGTATTTCACCGGCCTTGTCGCCGCTGGCGTCCTTGACGTGATCCACCGGGGAACGGGCGGAAAGCACAGCGTCTACACGCTCAAGCGCGATCTCGGCGTCCATGCGCCGCGCGTCAGGAGAGACGGGACGTTCCTGCCCGATTCCGTCCGTTCCCGGCTGTGGAACGCCATGCCGATTTTCGGAGTCTTTACCGCCCGTGATCTTGCCATGTCCACCACCCTTGCGGAGTCGCCGGTTTCGTACGCCGAAGCGCTGGACTATTGCCGCTGGCTGGCGCAGGCGGGCTATCTTCGCGATCTCGGTGATGAAAAGTTTCGGTTCATCCCGGCCCGGCATACGGGGGTAAAGGCCCCTCAAATCGTGCGGGTCACGCAGGTTTACGATCCCAACATCGACAAGGTGGTCACGTCCGGCCAGCCTCAAGGGAGGGACGACGAATGACGAACCGCGAGAAGGCCGAGGCCGCCTGGGGCGTGCCGCTCCCGGACTGGATCGAGAAGCTGGCCACGGCCTGCGACGGCAAGGGGCTGCGGAAGACTGCGGCGGATCTTTCCGTCTCCCCGGCCATTGTGAGCCTCGCCATTCGGCGCGGCCGCGCAAAGCTCGACTTTATCCGGGATCGCGTCGAGCACCTTCTCGGGATTTCCATCATCCCCTGCCCCGTGCTCGGGCTTATCAGCCGGAAGGAGTGCCGGGATAACCAACAAAAGCCGTTTTCATCCATCAACCCCATAGAAGTGCAGCTTTTCCGGTCATGCCGGGGAGCCTGCCTGTACAGCGAACTCAAAAAGGAGGAACGCCATGATCTCCGAGAATCTCGAAAAATGCCTCGACGTGCTCGACAAGCTCACGAAGCGCGGCAATGACGACATCCGGGAGCTTGCCCCGTTCATCGTCAACGAAATGCGCCGGGAAGTGCTGCGCGTACGCGAGCTTGAAGAAGACGTTTACCGCGTCAACCACGTCGTTTTTGAAGTCAGAGGAGGACTCCATGCCGAAGCGCGTTAAGCCGAACCTTTCCCCCGCCGCGTTTCCCGTCCATTCGCTGGAGGACGTCGACGCCGCCCTTGCCCAGATTGCCGCCCGCAAGCGCCAGATCGACCTCATCGGCCTCGGCGTTGCCGAACAGGTCGACGAGATCAAGACCCGCGCAGCGGCCGAGACGGAACCGATCCGGCTTGAAATCGCCGCCCTTGAGCTTGCGATCGGGCGTTTCGCCGAAGCGGGCAAGGCGGAACTGTTCGGCAAAAAGAAGTCCATACAGCTTCAGTTCGGGATCGTAGGCTTCCGGGCGTCCTCGAAGCTCAAGACGCTCAAAAAATGGACGTTCGAGCGCGTGCTCGCGACGCTCCGGGATACCGGGATGCGGGAGTATATCCGCGTCAAGGAAGAGGTCGACAAGGAAAAGCTCAAGGGCCTCGCGCCGGAAACCCTCGCGGGCATCGGTTGCACCGTCGTGCAGGAGGACGTCTTTTACTACGAACTCCCCGAACAGCCCGAACCCGAAACCCAACCTTCAACCCTATAAGGACGAGCATCATGACCAAGACCGAACTCATCAAGAAGTGGCAATCCGATTTGCAGACCTATTGCAGCGAAGACGTATACACCCTCAATCAGCTTGAAGTCCTCTTCGGGTGCCTGTGCGGCGTCATGTCTTCCGAGCTGTTCGAGGGCGGAGAGGTTTCTTTGCCGGGCATGGGGAAACTTTCGGCCGTCCACACCAAGGCCCGCGACGGCCGCAACCCGAAGACCGGGGAAAAGCTCCATATTCCCGCTCGGCTGCGGGTGACGTTCAAGCCCTCGAAGGCGTTTAGGGAACTGTTGAACTAACAAGCGAAACCGCCCCACGGGGCGGTCGCCGGATGATTTCCGGCCTGATGAGCTTAAGCAAAAAAAAGAAAGGTTACGAACCCGATATTCAAAAGGAGGGAGTCATCGCATGAACAAAAAAATGGTTGATATTCATCTCACCGAGGACACGCTCCATGCTGTGTCCAGAGCGGTAGGTTATGGTGATGCAATCCTCGCCATAGCGGGAATGATACGAAAGGGAGCGCCCCTTTTCGCTCCCGGGGCAAGAGCTGCGTTGCTTTCTCTCGCTGATACGATTGAGAATAACGTTCAAGAGATGATGCAGGAATATTTATCAGCAATCAATGACTCACAAAGGCAAAATGCGCCGACATGCCATTAGGGCGTGTCAAAGAATATGATTCCGGTTCTTTCTCATACTCCTAAAGAGGACAACAAATAATGGGCAAAAGAAATCCCGGCGCGCTGAAAAAATACAAAGTGAACGTGAGCGTCATAGGCTCCGCGAGCAGGACGGTTCTTGCCGCTTCAAAGGAAGAGGCGGAACGCACGGTTGAAAAGATGCTCCTGCAACCAGACAGACAAACGCCGCAATCCAAAACGCTCTGCGCTTTCGATTGGGAGATTCCCCATTTTTACACTTACGGCGGTTCGGACGGATACTTTTCATCTGACTGCATAGCGATCGAAGAATAACCAGCGCGAAACGGCCCACACGGGCCGTCGTCCGGCGGTGGCGCGCCGGGCCTGATGAGCAGCCTCCAATAACGGAAGGAGCACCCATGCAACTCGCGATCCATGCAACGTGTCAAAATTGCGCGGCACTGGTGCGCCGGTATCGGCGCGGCCAGCCTTCGGCATTCCGTTGCCGCCTCGGGTATCCTCTCCATAATCTGGCCCCCGTCGCTCTCTGTCCGAAGCCATTGAGCGAGTGCGAAGTCGTCCTCGCCCGAAAACTCTACAGGAGGTTTCCATGCCGCGATATGTAGCAACGGTTTCCGGCGCGGGCGTCCACGCCATCAAAGACATGGAACAGGGTGATACGGTTTGTCTTTTCATGCTCAAAAGGGGCGGAAGCTTCGAGCAGCTGAGAGACAACCTGAATACCTGCCTTCGTGCCCTGAACTACGTCGACGAGCAACGCAAGGAGAAAAAGCATGGACTGGCGTCGGATTCCCCACGCTGACGGGTATGAGATGTCCGAGTCCGGTGATGTCCGCCGGGCGGACGGGCTGCTCGTTCCTTATTACCGCTTGCTGTGGGGGGGCGTCACGCGGTCATGTCGGCGGAAACGCTCTATCGCATGACCTTTGACGGCCCGCTCCCTGAGCGCTCCCCGGGCGCTCCCCACAGCGTGGATGTCGACGAAAGGCGTCTTGAGGCCGCACAGCGTCTTGCCGAAAGACTCCGGCATGAAAACGACGAGCTCCGCGCCCGGTTCGCGGCGTTCGGCATCGATATTTGAGGTTCAGGATGAAAACTCCCGTTTTCTGCGGTTCACTCAGCGTCCGGCAAGGCTCCCGGCGCGTCCGTTTCGAGCTGGCCAAGGCCGAGGCGTACGGCGGCCCGGCGGGTTGCTACCGGGTGCGCGTGGATCGCGTATGGCATGACCTCGACGGCAAACCTGCCTTCCTTACCCCCGCGCAGCTCGTCAACATGGCCGTCATGATGACGCTCGGCGGTTTCAAGCCGGAACCGCTCCCGGACATCCCGCGCGGCACCCGCGTCAGCCACCAGACCGCCCCGGCCGACGGCGACATGCCGGAACGCCGCGAAACGGGCTGGACGATGACGGAACCGATCCGGGCGCAGGACGGCCTCGCGTACGTCGGCGTCAGTGTTTACGGACGGGGCGTCGTCATGCTTCCCGTAAACAGTCTGTCCATCATCGGGAGGACATCATGATCATCGACTTCGCCACGGGCAAGGTGAAAAAGCCCGTCCCGCCGGAAACCGCCACGCCCGTTTCCTCTCCGGAACCGAAAAAGCCCTATACGCCCGCGAAGCGCAAGCCCGCAAGCCTTCCCGTGGAGAACCGCCGCGCGGAGCTCGCCAAGATCCATGTGGCGAAAAAACAGCTTGCGATGGATGACGAGACGTACCGGGCCATGCTCATGTCGCAGTTCGGCGTAGAGTCGGCCCGCGACCTTTCAGCGCACCAGCGCAAGAGCTGCATTTTGTACATGCAGCGGCTCGGATTCGAGGGCAAGCGCGGCAAGGCGTCCCCGCAGCGCACCGGCGAGCGCCGCAAACGCCGGGACGTGCCGCTGACGCTGGAAAAGGACGACTCCGGCCTCGGGCGCGACGTCTACATGCGTAAAATCGAGGCTCAGCTTGCCGAAAAAGGACGCGCCGAGGGGACGAAAGTGCCGTGGGGCTACGCCGTGGCTATTTTAAAAAGGCAGTCCGGGGGCGTAACGAAGTGTTTCGAGCACGCGACGGTCGAGCAGCTCCGGGGCGTCATCGCCGCATTAACCTATGACGCCAAGAAAAAAGGCCGGTACTCCGGCGCGTGGGGGACGTGATGAGCGAGTGGGTAAGCCGTCCGGATTTGGAGGAGTTGATAGGGAGAGAGGCGACGGAACAGCTCTGCGAAGCCCTCGGGGGCGTTCCATTCTATGTGCCGATTAAGCCAAAACCAGACATTGAACTTGCAAAAATCGTTGGATTCGGGCGCGCCTGCGCCCTGTGCGAAGCGTTCGGCGGCGCATACATCACCGTACCGCTCGGCAACCGACCGGAACCGTATAAAGTCAGAATCATGCGCCTGATAGACGAAGGAAAGGCCCCGCCACAGATAGCAAGGGAGCTCGGCACGACCGAGCGATACGTGCGCACAATCTTAAGCCGCTACCAGCGCAAGCCCCGCCAACTCACCTTCTTCTGAAAATCACCCTGATCAACATCGGGGTGCCGGGAAAAAACCTCCCGTGTGAATGTGGAATCATCACACAGGAGGTTTTTCATGTTCAAAAAGCTGTTTTCCGCCCGTCGCTGGCTTGCCCTGTGCGGGCTCGTCACTGCCTTGATCCTCGCCTTTCTCGCGGTCGTTTCCCCGCAGCAGCTCCCGGTCATCGCGTATAAATCCGCACTGGTGTCTTTCGCCGCGTGCATCGGCGTGTGGATCGACCGGGCGGTCTTTCCGTACGCCCGCCCGTCCGGGTATCTGAAAAAGGACTGGCTGCGTAACCCCGACGCCGACGGCGGGGAGGACGAAGTCGATTTCGAGATATGCACCGGGTATTTCCGCGTCTTTGCCATTGCCACAATCCGGCGCGGGATCATGGTGGGCATGGTGATCCTCGGCATGTGTCTGGGGCTGTGATCATGCGTATCGATCCGCAAAAACTCCTTTCCTCCTGCGTCGAGGCGTTTTGCGTGGGCGTCGCGTTCGCCGTGGGCGCGGCCATTGTCGTATCGGTGCTGTTTGGCCTGCTCGCCTTTTTTGCTGGCGACGCCGAGGCCGCAGAAGTCCAGATACCCCGCGCCGCGCTCCAGCACCGGGCGACGCTCATTCGGGAGGCCCGCGCCGCGTGGGGATTGAATGCCCCGGTATCCATCTTCGCCGCCCAAATCCATACGGAATCGTGGTGGCGGAATAACACGGTGTCAGCGGCGGGTGCGCAGGGACTGGCGCAGTTTATCCCATCGACGGCGACATGGCTTCCGAAAGTCGCCCCGGAAGTCGGCAAGCCACAGCCGTTCAATCCGGCGTGGTCGCTCCGGGCGTGCGTCGTCTATGACAAATATCTCCATGACCGCATGAGTGCCATGAGCACCGACAAGAGCGCCTTGAGCGCCTGTGATCGCATGGCCTTTGCCCTCTCGGCTTACAACGGCGGCGCGGGCTGGGTGAACCGTGACCGGAACCTCGCCGCAAAGAAGGGGCTCAATCCGGATCGCTGGTTCGGACACGTCGAAACCGTAAATGCGGGCCGCAAAGCAAGCGCGATCCGGGAAAACCGCAGATACGTCTCGCGCATCATGGAATACCAGCACGTGTACATCCGGGCGGGCTGGGGGTCGGGGGTGAGTTGTGCTGGGTAAGATTCCTTCGTGGCTCTGGGCCGTCCTCGTCTGCGTGGTCATTTACGGTGCGGGCGTCTGGCGGGGGCTCGACGTCGTGACTGAAGAGTACGAGGCCAAGATCGCCGCCATGAACGCCACCCGCGCCGAAGAGGAGCGCGCCCGTGCCGAAGCCGTGGCCGCCGCCGAAAAGAACGCCCGCGAGCGTCTGGCGGCGGAAACGGCGCGGGGTGAGAAGCTCGCCCGCGAACTCGCCGCGAAAACCGCCGAACTGGACGCCGAGCGCGCGTCCGTAAACAGGAGAATCCGGGATGTTTCAGAAAAGGCTCGCCGTGATTGCGCTGGTTTGTCTCTTGAGTGGGTGCGCCTGTACAACGAGGCCCTCGGCTTTGGTGCCGGTCATAGCGCCGGAAACGAAGGCTCCGCCCCCGGCGGCACTCATGACGCTCCCGGTTCCGCCGGAGCCGCTCGCGCCGGGGTACAGCCGGACGCACTAGCGACGCCCGAGGACGTGCTCGCCCATATCCGGGATTACGGTCTCTACTGTCGGCGGCTCGAGGCGGGATACCGGGCGCTCACTACCTTATATAATGGAGACTCCAATGACCGACATCCTGACTGAGCTTGACCGCTGGTGGCCGGTGCTCGGGATACTGGCGACACTCGTGTACGGCTGGGGAGTCTACCACCTGTCCCGGCGCTTTGCGACCAAGTATGAGCACGACGGGCTTGCCGGGTGCGTCTCGGGGCTTGCCGGTCGAGTGGATGACCTGGAGCGTCGCATGGAGACGGTGCCGGACGGCAAGACCATGCTCGGCATACAATTGCTCCTCAAAGAGCAGCGGGGCGACATGAAAGCTCTTGAGGCTCGCCTGGAAGGCATCGAATCCGGCATGGTCGGGCTTAAGAACCAAATTGACATGCTGATACAGCATCATCTTGAGGGGTCGAAATGAAGACTTTTGCGCAGTTACAGGCCGAGTCTCGCAGGTGCGCCATATTGCGCTTTTTGGCCGGGGCTGCGGGGTGTGAGATGAATACGTCGGTCATGCAGGATGCGCTTGACGCCTACGGGCATCCCGTCTCGCGCGACCAGGTAGAGACGGACGCCGCGTGGCTCGCGGAGCAAGGGCTCGTCGAGGTCGAGGATCTCGGTCCGGTCAGAGTGATCCGCCTGACCGGACGCGGGCAGGACGTCGCCAAGGGCCGCGCCGTAGTACCGGGCGTAAAGCGGCCACGGGCGGGGAGGTAACATGGTGCGTGCGTCTTCCATCCGCCGCCTTGATCCGCGCATCGTCTCCGAGATCAACGGGCTTTTCGAGCGCGGGCGTACGCTCAACGAGATCCTTGCCAAGCTCCGCGAACTCGGCGTTTCCGACGTGTCGCGCTCGGCGCTCGGACGCTACAAGCAGTCCTACGACGAGGTGATCGCGTCCGTGCGCGAAAGCCGCCAGGTCGCCGAAGTGCTGGTCAAGGAGTTCGGGAAGGACTCGGATCCCAAGGCCATGCGCGCCAACATCGAGATGATGCAGGCCCTCATCTCGAGATTGACCCGCGAAATCACCCGGAACGAGAAGCTCGACGTGAAGCAGGTCGCCATTCTTTCCGGCGCGCTGGAGTCGCTCGGGCGGGCCAGCAAGACGGACATTGAGATGATGGCCAAGGCAAGGGAGCAGGCCCGGCGGGAAGTCGAGGCGGAAATGCGCGACCGCGTCCGGAAACTCGGCACGGCGCAGGAGCTGAAGGAGCTGTCCGATGCGGAACTTGAAAGGCGTATCGCCGAACTTGCCAGACGCGGAACTTGACGCGCTGCTCGTCGAGCGGAATCGGCGCGTCCTTGAGGCAGAGCTTGCCCGGCGGAACATGGCGGCGTTCGTTTCCTTCACCAAGCGCGATTATTGCCACAACCGTTTTTCCCGCGCGGTCTGCGAGGCGCTCGACCTTTTTCTTGAGGACGTGCGGGCGGGGAAACGCCCGATCCTCATCCTTCAGGCCCCGCCTCAGCACGGGAAAAGCGAGCTCGTCTCCCGGCGGTTTCCGGCCTATGCCTTCGGGCGTTTCCCTTTTTTGCGGATAGCGGCCTGTTCGTACGCGTCGGACCTTGCCCGCGACATGAACCGCGACGTCCAGCGCATCATGCTGGACGACAGCTACAAGGCCGTGTTTCCGGACGTCTGGCTGAACCCCAAACGCGTCGTCAGTATGGAGAATCAGGCGCTCAGAAACTCGGATCGGTTCGATATCCCGGGGACGGCGGGCTATTACGTCTGTACCGGCGTCGGCGGGCCGCTGACGGGCAAGTCCGTGGATATCGGCATCATCGACGACCCGATCAAGAACGAATCCGAAGCCCGCAGCGCCGTGGTCAAAAAGACGATCGAAGGCTGGTACAACACCGTCTTTCTGACAAGGCTGTCCAAACTGTCCGGCCAGATCATCATGGCCACAAGCTGGGCCGTGGACGATCTGGCGGCGACGGTGGCGAAGAAGAACCCCCGCGCCCGCGTGCTGAAGTTTCCGGCCATCGACGAAGACGGCAAGGCCCTCGTGCCGGAGCTGCACCCGCTCGAAAAGCTCCTTGAAGTCAAGGCCCTGCTCTCGCCGGGACAATGGAGTGCGCTGTATCAGCAGACGCCGATCGCCGAGGGCGGGAACATCTTTCAGGAAGAGTGGATACGGCGATGGGACGCGTCGACGTATCCGCCGTATTTCGAAGAGGTGATTGCTTCATGGGACATGACCTTCAAGGATACGGACGGCTCCGACTATGTCGTCGGGCAAGTCTGGGGACGGTTCGGCCCCAATTACTACCTGCTCGATCAGGTCCGCAGGCGCATGGGGTTCACGGCCTCGAAAGCGGCCGTGCTGGCCATGCTCGCTCAATGGCCGCAGGTGACGGCGGTGCTCATCGAAGACAAGGCGAACGGCCCGGCGGTGCTCGACGCCCTGCGCGGGGAGGTGCCGGGGTTGATTCCGGTTTTGCCGGACGGCTCGAAGGTCGCCCGCGCCTACGCAGTGACGCCGCTGTGGGCCGGGGGGAACGTGTGGATTCCGGAAGACGACGCCGTATGGACGCGGGATTTTGTGGAAGAGCTCGTCGCGTTTCCGGCCGGGGCGCATGACGACCAGGTGGACGCCATGACGCAGGCGCTCAGGTACTTGAGAAGCCACGGACTCGCCGTATGGGAGGCCCTGGCCGATGACTGATGTTTTCTTAACCGACGAATCACGAGGCGTCCGATGACGAAAAAACACCCTTTGCGGGGCACCCGTAAACAGTTTCGGGACGGGTTCGCAAGCTTTACCGCCCGTCTCGGCATGGGACAGGACAACCAGCTCGCCAAAAGCGGCTATGTCGCGGAAGGCTATGTCACGCGCAGCAACACCGAGCTCGAGGACATGTACCGCACGAGCTGGATTGTGGACCGCGTGGTCAACGTGGTCGCCGAAGACATGATCCGGGGCGGCATCGAGATCCGTTCCCAGATGGAACCGGACAAGATCGACGAGCTCATGCGGGCCGTACGCAGCGCGGGCATTCCCGGGAGGTTCTCGGACGCGATCAAGTGGTCACGTCTCTACGGCGGAGCGCTCGCCGTCATACTCATCGACGGGCAGGAGCTTTCCGAGCCGCTCGATCTCGAGGCCGTCCCGCAGGGAGGGTTTAAGGGGCTGTACGTCCTCGACCGCCACCAGGTCACGCCGTCCGACGGGAAGATAGACGATATCGGGCCGATGCTCGGGTATCCCGAATCGTACCGCATCAATCTGGACGTTTTGACGGGCGAGACCATCCACCACAGCCGGGCGATCCGCTTCATCGGGGCGGAACTCCCGTGGCAGCAGCGACAATCCGAGCAGTGGTGGGGCGGGAGCGTCGTGGACAAGCTCTATGATCGCCTCGTCGCGCTCGATTCAGCGACCCACGGCACAGCGAACATGCTCTACAAGAGCTTTCTGCGCGTGGTCGGCGTTGACGGGCTGCGGCAAATCCTGCAACAGGGAGGCCGCGCCGAGGCCGGGCTTCTCAAGCAATTCCAGATGATCCGCCAGGTCCAGACGAACGAGGGGATCACATTGCTCGACAAGAACGATACCTTCACCACGCACGGCTGGAGCTTTGCGGGCATCTACGACGCCATGCAGGCGTTTATGGAGCAGATCGCCGGGGCAACGGGCATTCCTCTGGTCCGTTTGCTCGGACAGTCGCCGAAAGGCTTTTCAACGGGCGAGGCCGATCTGCGGACGTATTACGACACGGTGAGCACGCTTCAGGACGACGATCTCCGTCCCGCCTACGATACCGTCTTCCGTGTGCTCGCGCGCTCACTCTGGGGCGAGGCGCTCCCGGACGATTTCGCCTTTGAGTTCCGCCCGCTGTGGCAGCCGTCCGAAACCGACAAGGCGACCATCGCCACGGCCGACGCCCAAAACGTCGCGGGGCTCCATACCGCCGGTGTGCTTACAAGAAAAATGGCGCTGACGGAGCTCAGGAACGCCGGGCGCGCTTCCGGGCGTTTTGTGAGCATCACGGACGAGGACATCGCGCAAGCCGAAAAGGAAGACCAGGCCCCGCCTCTTCCCGAGGGTATTGACATGTTCGCGCCGACGGGAGGCGATAATGGCTGAGTGGGCGATGCCGTGGGCGTTTACGGATCGCCTGAAAATCCGGGACGCGGCCTCGGCCTTCGTCGCCTCCCGCGCGGCGGAACGGGCGTATGAGCGGAAGCTCCGATCGGTCGCGGAGCGCGTCAGAACGACGCTGGCAACGACAAAGCCCGAACAGGCGGAAAAGGCCCTGCGCGAGTACGCCGAGCTCATCGGGCCGTGGGCCGCGCAGTCGGCCGCGACCATGCTGGCCACGGTCGATCGGAAAAACCGCGATTCGTTTCTGCGCGAGGCGGCACGGGCGGGGATCGACATGCGCATTCTTCTTGCTTCGCCCGGCGTCGGGTACGCGGTGCAGGACCGCATCGCCGAAAACGTCAGGCTCATCAAAAGCATCGTGACCCATTCCGCCGACGACGTGGCGAAACTCGTGCAAGAAAGCATGGCCACGGGGATGCGCGCCGAAGATCTGGCCAAACGGATCGAGCGCGTGGGCGAAGTCTCGAAATCGCGCGCCCGCACCATAGCCGCCACCGAAGTCTCCAAGGCGGGAACCGCGCTCACGCGCGCCCGTGCGGAGTCCGTCGGTTCCGAAGGGTACATCTGGCGCACGGCGAGGGACGGGGCAGTACGCGATTCGCATCGAATGATGGAGGGAAAGTTCGTCCGCTGGGACTCGCCGCCCACGCTCGACGGCATGACCGGGCACGCCGGGGAGTTCCCGAACGATCGCTGCTACCCCGAGCCGGTCATTCCGCGCGGCGACGGGACGTCCTACAACCAACCGCTCCCGACGCAGGAAGAGGAAAAGGCGGCGGGCGAGCAGCGACTTATGACCGCGTGGGAGCACCACACGCCGGAAGGCGGCGAAGCCTGGCCGGAAGTGGTGCGGCATGTGCCGGGTGAACCTCTTTATAATATAGGGAAAGCAAAATTCATTTCACAAAAGCTGACGAAATATTCGCTCGACGTCACCAGCCCGAAGGGAAAGGCGAAGGCGGAAGCCTTCCGGAAGTTCCTGGGTTTTGGACCGGATGATGCCCAAACGATCGAACGGCTGGCTATGGAAGGCATACGGCACCTCCCCGCCGAACGGATGGATACGGACAAGTGGGGGGAGCGCTTCAGCGTGTACGTGCCCATGAAGGGCAACAACGGGAAGGTCGCGAACGTACTGACGGCCTGGATATACGACCGCCTGGAGGACGGGAGGCTCTCCACCGTTCCCCGCCTCTCCAATTGCTATCTGGACAAAAAAAGCATAGCGTACATCAAAAATATGGAGAAATATCATGCTTGAGGCGTTCACCGGAGCCCGGCTTACGCGGGACTTTGAGATGCGCAGGAGGGACGGAGAGGTGATACTCATCCCCGCCGGAACCTCTTGCGTCGTCCTTGACGTCTACAAGTCCCCTCCCGGCTATGAAATGGAATTCGACTACGGCGGCGAGGAGTTCAGTATCGGCATCCCGGCCGACATCGTGGAGCCCTACGGCGGGTAAAACGGGATTTCTCCCCTTTTCGTTTTTTACGGCCTTTTTTTCTTCCGTCCTTCCCGGTATTCACGTTTTTGCCTTTCGCGTCTTGTAAACGGCCTGTAAACACCTTAACGGGCATATCGGGCTCTTCCTTCCTGTCCCGCGACGAATGAAAAGCACCCTGATCAACATCGGGGTGCTTTTTTTGCGTCCGGCGTGCCAGTGTCGGCTCATGCGCTACCACACACAATCCCGTCTTTCCGAACACATGTTCGAAACCCCCGAAGGGTTTCTTCTCTGCCCCGGCGTCGCCATCGCGCGGACGGGTCCGCAGCCCTACGCTGCGGACGAAGTCGCCGACGACGTAGAGGGGTTCTCCGACGTCGTGGTCATGCTCCGCGACGAGGACGAAGTCTTCGACTCCGAAGCTATGGCTTCTTTCGAGGGCAAGCCGCTCGTTATCGACCACCCCGACGAAGATGTGAATCCGGACAATTGGAAGGAACTCGCCGTCGGCCACGTACAGAACGTGCGCCGGGGGGAAGGGATCGACGACGATCTGCTCATCGCGGACATTCTGGTGACGGACGCCGAAGCGATCCGGCTCATCCGCAAAGAAGGGCTCCGGGAACTGTCGTGCGGGTATGACGCGAGAAACGAGGCCGTCCGTCCCGGCATGGGACGGCAAACCGACATCCGCGGCAACCACGTCGCGCTCGTCCCTCACGGGCGTTGCGGGGCACGGTGCCGCATCAACGACAGGAAGGGGACAATGGCAAAGAAACCGAGCTGGTGGGACCGCATCATGGGCAACCCCAAGGTGAGAAAGGCGATGCGGGACGCCGAAGAAGAGCTGAAGGCGCAGGACGAGGAATGTCAGGCCAAGGACGAGGACGATCCCAAGGCCACTACCGCCACGGATGAAGGCGATCCCGTTGCGGAAAAGCTCGACGAGGTGCTGATGCTTCTGCGGACGCTCGTCGAGGGCAAGAGCACGTCTGATGAGGACGATCCCAAGAGTACCGAGGATGAAGACACCACCGAGACCAATGACGACGAGACCGTAAACACGGGCGACAACGAGCCGGACGGCACGAGCGACGAGGACGATCCCGCAAGAACAACCGATCGCGCCATACGCCGCCGGACCGCAGACGCGGACACGCTGCGCCGGGCCGCGACGCTCGCCCCGGGGCACGCCTTCCGGATGACGGACAAGGCTTGCACCGTCAAGCGCATCGCCCTGCGTGACGCCTGCCGTGACAAGGGCATTTCCCGCATCGTCGACGCCTGCCTGCGCGGCACTGATCTCGAGCGTTGCGACTGCATGACGCTTGACGCCGCCTTCATCGCGGCTTCCGAAGTGGCCGCGAACCGCGCCAACCGCCGCACGGCCGACGCGCTCACCAGGGCGAGCGTACGCGACTTCGGCAAAACCGTCTCCCCGGCCGACATCAACAAAGCCAACCGCGATTTTTACAAGAGAGGTTAACATGTCCGCCTATCTCACCCGTATGCCCGCAGGCATCCCCGGCGACGTCAGCCGCAAGGAAGGCGCGACCATCGAATCGAGCCTCGTGGGCTCAAAAGCGATTCCGTACGGCGCGTTCGTCAAGCTCGTTTCCGGGAAGCTCGAACCCCTTGCGGCATCCGACACCGCAGCCGTCATCTACGGCCTCGCCGTCCGCCCGTATCCCAAGCAGTCCGACGCCGTCGGCTTCGGAGCGGCCAGCGCCCCGGCGGGGAGTCTGTGCGACGTGCTCCGTTCCGGCTACATGACCGTCAAGCTCGCAAGAGGCACGGCCGTGCGCGGCGGGCAGGTCTACGCCCGCGTCACCGCCGACACGGGCAAGGCCGTCGGGGACATCGAAGCCGCCGACGATACGGGCAAAACCGTGGCCGTATCGGGCTGCACATTCATGGGACCGGCCGACGCCGACGGCAACACCGAAATCGCCTACAACATCTAGGAGCTCATCATGTTTACTTTTGACCGCCGTACTATCGACTCCTCGGGCGCGTTCCTCGTCGGCGAGCTCGAACGGCTCGACAAAACGCTCCACGCCCCGCTTTCCTCCGTCACATGGGGGCGCGACATCGATCTGCGCGAAGACGTCACCATCGCCGACGAATCGAGTTCGTTCACCCTGTCCAACTACGCGGCCAGCGGCAACCCCAATCCCAAGGGCAAAAACTGGATCGGCGGCAATGCCACGGCGATCGCCGGGATCGCGCTCGACATCAACAAAGTCTCGCTCGCCCTGCACCTGTGGGGGATGGAACTCGGCTACTCCCTGCCCGAGCTTGCCGCCGCGCAACAGGTCGGGCGGCCCATCGATACGCAGAAGTATGAAGGCATCAAACTGAAGTTCCAGATGGACACCGACGAGATGGTATACGTCGGCGACGCCGATCTCGGCGTTCCCGGCCTCGTCAACAGCGATGCCGTCACGCCTGAAAACGTCACTACGAAATGGAGCGACGCCTCAGCCACGCCGGAAATGATCCTCGATGACATCAACGGCCTCATCGACGCCGTCTGGAAACAGTCGGGCTATGCCGTCTGCCCGACGCACCTGCTCGTCCCCCCTGCGGCGATGGCGAAGCTCGTCAAGCCCGTCACAACTGCGGGCAGCAAGTCGATCCTTCAGTATGTCCGGGAAGAATGCCTTGCCCTTCAGATCAACGGGCGTCCGCTTGAGATCAACCCTGTCAAATGGCTTTCCGCCGTCGGTGCGTCGAGCTCCGGCCGCATGGTCGCGTACACGAAAGACCCCATGTACGTCCGGTTTCCGATGGTGCCGCTCACGCGTACGCCGCTTGAATACCGGGGTATCTACCAGCTCACCACCTATTACGGAAAGCTCGGAGAAGTCGAGTTCGTCTACCCCGAAACCGTGGGCTATGCCGACGGCATCCTGTAGGAGCGCGGACATGAAACGCATTTACGTGGACAAACCGTTTCGGCTGCGTACGTCCGACGGCGTGCGGGAATTCGGCAAAGGCGCGCACTCCGTCGACGACACCACGGCGGAGCATTGGGCCATGAAGGCATGGCTTGCCGAAGGCCGGTACCGCGTCGCCTTCACCCGACCCGACGGCGTCGAAGAAACGCCCTTTTCGGAAGAAGATCCGGAGATCACGCCCGCACCCGAAGCCCCCGCAACGAAAAAGAAGGGCAAGGCATGATCAGCGTCGCCGGATTCCGGGATTCCTTCCCGCAGTTCACCGAAGCGCTGTTTTCAGACGGGCGGGTGGCGTTCTACCTCTCGCTCGCCGGGAAGGCCATGTCGGAGGAGAAGTGGGAAGACCTCTACGAGGAAGGCGTCTGCCTGTACGCCGCGCACCACCTGACGCTCGAAGCCGCCGCCATGAAGGCGGCGGACGGCACGGGAGGCATGGACGCGGCCGCCGGGCCGGTGACGAGCCAGACGAAAACCGTGGGCTCCGTCTCAAAGTCCGAAAGCCGGGGAGGCGCGGCCGCGTCCGGAAGCGCCAACGTAAACGCCGGACATTGGAACGATACCGTTTACGGCAAACAGTGGTGGCAGCTCGCCATGATCATCGGCGCGGGGGCCGCGCACGTATGATCCCCACGCTCTCGATCCGGCAGACCATGAGCAACCTTTCCGGCATCCGAAAGGCTATGAAGGCGCTTACCCGTCAGGACGTCCTCATCGGTGTCCCGGCTGACGAATCTGGACGGGAGGAAGGCGACGGGCTGAACAACGCCGAGCTTTCCTACATTCACGAGTTCGGGACCGAGGACGGGCGCATCCCGCCCCGGCCCCACCTCGTGCCGGGAGTGAAGAAAGCGCAGGCGGACATCGCCGACGCCTTGGAGAATGCCGCATCAAGGGCGCTCCACGGGGACGCGTCGGCTGTCCGCGCCGGGCTCGAAAAGGCGGGCCTTCTCGGACAGAACGCCGTCCGGGCGACGTTTACCGACAACGACTGGCCGCCGCTCGCTGACGGCACGCTTGACGCGAAGCCGCTTAGAAAAAGCGATACGGGAGACGTCCTTACCGATAGGAAAGGACGTCCGCTCAGGGAAAAGTCGCGCAGGGAGTCGGGGAAGATCAACCCGCTTATGGATACGCGGCAACTGCAAAAAGCCCACACCTACGTCATCCGCGACAAGTCGGCGGGCGGCGACGGCACAAAAATACTGGGGTAGCACATGGACATCGACTTCTCGGACATGCTCTCCGATCCCGACTTCGTCGAGCCGTTTACGGTGACAAGGCGGGAAGCCGTGGTTTTCGGGGACGACTACAGGACCATCGAAAGCCGGCACGACGCCGTGGGTTCCATCCAGCCGGCGACGCCGAAAGAACTTGAGCGCCTTCCCGAAGAGGATCGGGACAAAGAGACCGTGTCCATCCATACGGCTTTCCCCCTGCGCACGGGCGGCCGGGACACGGCGCGACCGGACCGGATAACCCGCACGAAAGACGGCGCGGCCTATCTGGTGGCCAGCGTCGAGCCGTGGGGACATCTCGGCTGCGAGTTCGTGAAGGCGCTCGCGCAGCGGGAGCTTGAGTAATGGCCAACACCAGCGCCACCGGCGGCTACCTTGTTCCCGAACAGGGCATGACGCGCCATGAGCTTGAGGAGCTCCTGCGGACGGTCTTTTCCGGCTGCACGGGGATCAAGCGGATCAACGTGCGTACGAAATGGAAAGCGGAACCCGACAACATCCCGAAAAAGGCCGAAACATGGCTTTCGTTTGCGATCATGAGCCGGGAAAGCCCGAAAGCGCAGGTACTGCACCTCGAAACGCCGGACGGGGAAGGAACCGGCCGCGTCATGACGCACGAGACCATCGAAGTACTGACGAGCTTTTTCGGGCCGGACGCCGAGGACATGGCCGTCAGGCTCAAGGCCGCGCTTCAGGTTTCGCAGAACCGGGAGGCGCTCTTCCGGGAAGGCGTGGCCTTCGTACGCGGCGGGAACGTCACGACGATGCCGGAACTTGTCGCCTTCGGCTGGAGGCCCCGCGCCGACATGACGCTGACCTTCCGCCGCGCTCCGAAAAAGAGCTTCGGCACCGTTGAAATCCCCGCCGAATCCCCGTCCGAGGGCACCGTAAACATCAGGCACGCGAAAGAGGCGGAAACCGGCTTTCGCGTAAACAGATAGGAGAACCGTCATGGCGAAAGCGCTCAGCGTCGATCGTGTCGTCAAGGTCACGATCAACCTGCAACCCCTGGCTGCGGGCCGCCGGAACTTCGGCGTCCTGCTCATCGTCGGCGCGTCCGACGTGATCGACATGGAGGAACGCATCCGGGCCTATACCGGGATCGACGGCGTGGCCGCCGACTTCGGCGTGTCGACTCCCGAATACAAGGCGGCGGAACTGTTCTTCTCCCAATCCCCGCGCCCCTCGCAGCTCAGGATCGGAAGGTGGGCGAAAACAGCTACTCCGGCCGTGCTCAAGGGCGCGGTCCTTCCCGACGACGAGGCCGAACCTTCGGAGTGGACGGGAATCACGGGCGGAACCTTCGCCGTTTCCGTCGGCGGGGCGAGCAAGGAAATCACGGGGCTCGACTTCTCCGGGGAAACGAACCTGAACGGCGTGGCGGGCGTGATCAGTACGGCGCTGGCGAGTGCCGGAGCATCCTGCGTCTGGACGGGCGAACGCTTCGTCATGACCACCACGGCGAAGGGGACGGCCGCGAAAATCGGCTACGTGTCCCCTCTGGGCAGCCCGCCCGGCACGGACATTTCCCGAAAGCTCCGCATGACTGAATCGACCGGGCTTCCGCCCGTCGACGGCGTCGACGGCGAAACGGCCAAGGAAGCCGTCATGGCGCTCGCCGACAAGTCCGGGGACTGGTACGGCTGCGTCTTCGCCGACGAGGCCCTGACCGTGGACGATCATCTGGACGTCGCCGCATACGTCCAGGCGGCATCGAAATCCCGCATCTACGGCGTAACGGATACGGACACGCGGGCGCTCGACGCCACTTATGCGAACGACGTCGCGAGCAAGGCCAAGACGCTGGGCTACACGCGTACCATCGTCGCCTACAGCCAAAATCCCTACGCGATCGTCTCCGCGCTCGGCCGGGCGTTTACCGTCAACTTCAACGCCAACCGCTCGACGATCACCCTGAAATTTAAGCAGCTCCCCGGCATCACGGCCGAAGGGCTCACGGAAACGCAGGCGACGGCGCTTGAGAGCAAGCGCTGCAACGTGTTCGCGGCCTATGACAACGACACGGCGATCTTTCAGGAAGGCGTCATGGCGGGCAGCGCCTACTTTGACGAAATCCACGGGCTCGACTGGCTGCAAAACGCCGTGCAGACGGAAGTCTGGAACCTGCTTTACCAGTCGAAAACCAAGATCCCACAGACGGAATCCGGGGCGAACCAGGTTATCGCGTGCATCGAGGCGTGCCTTGAAGAGGCCGTAAACAACGGGCTCATCGCACCCGGCACGTGGAACGCCGACGGCTTCGGGCTCCTTGAGCGCGGCGACTACCTCGAGAAGGGCTACTACGTGTACGTGTCCCCCATAGCCGATCAGCCGCAGTCCGAGCGGGAACAGCGCAAGCTCCCGGTCATCCAGATCGCCGCGAAGCTCGCCGGGGCCGTCCACTTCGTCGATGTACAGATCGACGTCAATAGATAAGGGGAAAAACAATGGGATACACCTACAGTTTTCTTGACGTGCAGGCAGCCATTTCCGGCCCCGGCGGCAACTTCCCCCTTGCCGGGGACGAATCCGGGAACAGTGAGGAAGGCATCACCATCGAGCCCACGGGCGACAAGAACATCATGACCGTAGGGGCCGACGGCTCCGTCATGCACAGCCTGAAAGGGGATCGTTCCGGCACGGTGACGGTGCGCCTTTTGAAGACGTCGACCATCAACGCCGCGTTGCAGGCGCTCTACAACTATCAGACGACGTCGAGTTCCCGCCACGGCCAAAACACGATCACTATCCGCGACGTGGCCCGGGGCGACACAATCACCTGTCAGAAGGTCGCCTTTGCGAAAAACGCCTCGAAAACCTACGATGGCTCCGGCGGCATCATGGAATGGACCTTTCACGCGGGGACGATCTCCGCCCTTCTCGGAGCGTAAGCGATGCAGTTCACCATTAAGGACAAAACGTTCAGCGCCGGGCTCATGCCCGCCATAAAGCAATTCCATGTCGTGCGGCGGCTCACGCCGCTCGTCGACGCGGCAAAAGACATGCTTGACGACAAGGCCGTCAAAAGACTCATGGAGGGAGGGAAAACCGAAGACGTGCAGCTTTCCGACTTCCATCTCGGCCCGATCGCATCCGTCCTCGCGTCTCTGCCCGACGCCGATTTCGAGTACGTCGTCAACGCCTGCCTTGACGTGACCGAGCTGAAGCAGCCCGACGGCGGGTTCGCTCCGGTACGCGTCAAGGGCGTCGTCATGTTCCCGTTCGATCTGTCGACGCTCATCGGCATCGTCTGGAACGTGCTCAAGGGGAATCTTTCCGGTTTTTTCGGAGACCTCGGCTCGGCTTTGTCCGCCAAGGGGCCGACGTCGCCGTCGAATGGGTAAGCCTTCCCACCGGCGAGGACTGGATCATGCGGCCGGTCATCCGGGGGGTATGCCGGTTTGAGAGCCTTAAAGACGGCGTCCTCACCCTTGAGGACGTCGCCCTCATGAACGAGGCGCTCGACGTGCAGGACGAGAACGAACATAGGTATATGACTGCAAAGGAAAGGGAGCGCAGATAATGGCGGGTGCCGCGAGAATTGCCGAGTTTTTCGCCTCGGTGGGCTTCCAGGCCGACGAAAAGTCGCTTAAGTCCGCGCTCACGAAAGTGGCCGCCTTCGGCGCGTCCGTTTCCGTGCTCGCGGGCGGCGTCTTCGCGTCGCTTGTGGGCATCGCCAAAGCCGAAGCCGACATCGCCGCGCAGGCCGACAAGCTCGGCACTTCTTCGGAACGCCTTGAGGAACTGCGGTATGTCGCCGAACAGACGGGCTCAAGCGCCGACAAGCTCACGGCCGCGCTCGAATCCATCGCCTCGAAGAATCCCCGCATCAAAGACACGGCCGCCGCCTTCGATCTGGTTTCCGACCGTATGCGGGGCATGTCCGAGCTGCAAAGAAAACTCTACGCGCAACGGCTTGGCATCGATCCGACGCTCATTCCCATGATGACGGACGACGTGGCCGGGCTCCGGGAGGAATTCCGGGCCATGTACGCCGTGGCCGGGACGGATGCGAAGGCCGCCGCCGAAGAGTCGAAGGGCTTTTTGAACGAGCTTGCCAAGCTGAAGACGCTTTCCGGGATGCTGGCCAAGGCCGTGGGGCTCGCCTTCATCGGCAAGATCCGGCGCGACATCGAAAACCTGCGCCGGGTCATCATGGAGAACTTCGGGAAGATCCAGCGCATCCTGCAAATCGTGATCGGTTTCGTCATGCGCGTAGCCGGGGCGATCGGCGCGTTCGTCTACCGCATCATCAAATGGGCGGGACAGCTCGTCGGCTGGTTCGACAGTCTTGACGATGGGCAAAAAAAACTTGTTATCGGCGTGGGGTTGCTCATTGCGGCGTGGAAGATGCTGAACCTCGCCTTCCTGACCACGCCGCTCGGTATGCTCATTACCGGGCTCGCCGGTATCGTCGCCCTTGTCGACGACTACCTGACATACATGGAAGGCGGGGAAAGTTATTTCGATTGGGGGCCGTGGGCCGATACCATCAAAACATGCGTCGACTGGCTGCAACGCGCGGCTGGGGCGATCGGCACGTTCATTACGGAACATCAGGATCTCCTTATGAGCGTCGCCAAGGGGATCGGCGTATTCATGGGCATTCGGGGCGCGATCGGCATGGTCATTGCCGGAATTGGCGGCATGAAGAAAGCCTTTTCCGTATTTACGGCGGCGCTTTCAGCCAACCCGTTCATGCTCCTGCTCGCCGTGGCCGTTACCGTCGCGACGCTCATCATAGATAATTGGGACGCGGTCAAGGCGTTCTTCGTTGATGCATGGGCAACCATCAAAGAGACCTTCGGCAACGCATGGGACGCCATTTCCGCCAAGTTTCCAAACCTTACGGCGGCAGCCGAAGCCATGCTTCAGGGGCTCCTGCAACAGTTCGGGTTGCTGCGGGACTTTGTGGTCGCCGTCTTTACCGGCGACTTCTCCGGAGCCGTTGATGCCGCGCTCGGACTGTTTACGAACTTTCAGGAAACGCTGTGGAACATCTTTTCCGCGCTGGGCAACGCCATCCTCGGGATATTTTCCTCGCTGTGGGGCAAGGTCGCCGAAACCTTCCCCGATTTCGGCAAATGGGCCGAAAGCGCTGGCGAAGCGATCAAAGGGGCTTTCGGTCGCGCGATCGGATGGGTCAAGGAAAAGCTCGGCGGGCTTGTGGACATGCTCCCGGATTGGGTGCTTGAAAAGATAGGATGGAAAACGGAAGGCGACGAAAAAAGCGGCACCCCCGAGAAGGCTGTCCCGGCGTCCGCAAACGGGGTTCCTGAATACCGGGCGGCAGTGGAACCGGCATACCGAAATCCCTATATGCCTCCTTCCGGTCCGGCCATCGTTCCGACCGCCGCACAACGCGCCAACATGACGACGAACAACCGGAGCATGAAGATCGACGCCAAAACCGAGATCACCGTCAACGGCGCGCAGTCTCCCGCCGAAACGGCGAAGAACGTCGCCAGGCAGCAAACGAACGTCAACGCGGATCTCGTCCGTCACGCGCAAGGGGCAGCCCGATGAACTGGCTGTCGCAATCAGAGGAGCCCGCAACGCTGCGCCCCCAACGCAGTATCGGGGGCGTCACGTTCGACGTGGTCGTCGAAGAGCAGCACGAAGATACGCTTGAGATCACCGAGCACCCCGTCGAGCACGGCGCAAACATCAGCGATCACGCGTTCATGAAGCCTGCGTCAGTCACCATCCGCGCGGGCGTTTCGGACGGTTCCGGTTCCATTGCCGGAGAAAAGGCGGGGGTTTCCGTGTATGAGGCGCTGCAAACACTCCAGAAGGCCCGCGAGCCGTTCGACATCATCACCGGAAAGCGCAAGTACCGCAATATGCTTATCGAAACGCTCTCCGTGCTGACGGACGCCGATTCCGAAAACGCGCTCGTCGTCACGGCGGATTGCCGCGAAGTCATCATTGTCAAGACGCAGACGGTTTCCGTCCCTCCCCGCTCCAGACACAGAAACGCGGGAAAGACCGGCGGGACGGCGAACAAGGGGCAAAAGCAGGCGAAACGCCAATCCATACTCAAGGCGGGGATCGGATAATGGCCGTTTATACCATTCCTTTGGAACCCGAACCGCAGAGCTTCATCATCGCGCTTGGCGGCAAGGAATACCGGCTCACCGTCCGCTGGTTCGACGCCCCCGAGGGCGGGTGGCTCCTCGATCTGGCGACGGTTGAGGACGAGCCCGTCATAGCGGGCATCCCGCTGGTGGCCGGGTGCGATCTTCTGGAGCAGTACGGGTATCTCGGTATCGGCGGCAAGCTCGCCGTCTCCGGAGACGTGCCGCCGACGTTGGACAACCTGGGGGAAGACGTAACCCTGCTTTTCGAGGTGGACGATGACGACTAGTGCATCAAACAAGGAAGAGAAGGAATCCGGCCGCCAGTGGCTCCGGAAGTGCTCCCTTCTCGTCGGCAAGGGGAGGGACGGACTGGAGCTCGGGGATCTGCGGATCGTCTTCAAGACGACGAAGGGCGACGTCGAAACCCCGAACAGCGCCGAAATCAATGTTTACAACCTGTCCGAAGTCACGAGCAGCAAGATCAGGAAGGAATTTACCCGCGTCGTGCTTCAGGCGGGCTATCAGGACAACTGCGCGGTCATCTTCGACGGGACGATCAGACAGGTCCGGCGCTTCCGCGAGAACGGGACGGACGTTTGCACGTCCATCCTCGCCGCCGACGGCGACGCGGCTTATAACTACGCGGTGGTCAATACGACGCTCGCGGCGGGTTCCACGTCCGCCGAACACGTCGGGGCGTGCCAGAAGGCTTTCTCGGGAAAGGGCGCGGATACCGGGTATATCCCGGACATGGCAGGCCCGGCGCTCCCGCGCGGCAAGGTCATGTACGGCATGGCGCGCAAATACATGCGCGACACCGCGAAGCAGACCGGCACGTCGTGGAGCATCCAGGACGGCAAGGTGCAGATGGTTCCCGTCAGGGGATATCTTCCCGGCGAGGCCGTGGTGCTGACGGCTGAAACCGGGCTTGTCGGCGCGCCGGAGCAGACGAACGACGGCATTAAAGTCCGTTGCCTGCTCAATCCCCGGCTCCGCATCGGCGGCCGCATCAAGCTCGACAACGCGAGCGTGAAGGAAATGAAGACGGAACTCAAAATGAACGCGAACCTTTACGGAAAACCGAAGCTCGACAATGACGGCCTGTACCGCATCATCAAGTGCGAATTCACGGGCGACACGCGCGGCAACGACTGGTACGCCGATCTTGTCTGCATCGGGATCGACGACACCATGCATCTTCCTTTGGACCAGCTATGATCGACAGACGCGAACGACAAGACGATCCCGTGGAGTCCCAGCGCGCGGCTCTCGACGGACGCCAGGCCGAGATCTGGACGGCGCTCCCCGGTATCGTCCAATCCTTTGATCCGGTGGCCATGACCGTTACCGTACAGCCCGCCGTAGCCGGGCGGGTGACGGACGAAACGGGCAAGACGTCTTCCGTAAACATGCCCCTTCTGCCCGACGTCCCCGTGGTCTTTCCTGGCGGCGGGGGTTTTACGTTGACCTTCCCCGTCGCCTCCGGGGACGAGTGCCTTGTGGTGTTCGCTTCCCGCTGCATCGATGCGTGGTGGCAGTCGGGCGGAATAGGCGAACCGATGGAGCCCCGGATGCACGACCTTTCGGACGGCTTCGCGCTCGTCGGCGTCCGCAGCCAGGCGCGCAGGCTGTCCCCCGCAGTCGATTCCGAAAACGTGCAGATCAGGTCCGACGACGGCAAAACGTTCATCGAAATGACCCCGGGCGGAGATGTCAATGCCGTCGGGCCGACATCCGTCACGTTGAAGAGCGAAGGCTCCATCACGCTCGACGCCCCTCAGATCATCATCAAGGGGCTGCTCTCCATGCAGTCGCAGTCCGGCGGCGCGACCACGGCCATGCTCGACGGATCGCTCAACGCAACCGGAGACGTCACGGCCTCGAACATCAGCCTCAACAGCCATACGCACCCCGGCGACAGCGGGGGGACCACGGGAGGCCCGCAATGAACGGCAAGCTTGTAGGCGAAGGCGTCCGGTTTGAACGCATCCGCCGGATCACCGGCTATCTCGTCGGCTCGGTCGATCGCTTCAACGACGCCAAGGCCGCTGAAGTCCGGGATCGCGTAACGCATATCAACATGAAAGGGGTACGCAATGAGGTACCGCAAGCTCGATGATTCCGGGGATTTCATGTTCGGCCACGGGCAAGCGGACTTTCACCATAACACTCCGGAAGCCGTCGCTCAGGCCGTCGCCACGCGGCTACGCCTTTTTTCCGGCGAATGGTTTCTCGACGTTACGGAAGGCACGCCCTACGTTCAGGCAGTCTTCGGCAAGCACACGGCGCAAACATACGGCCCGGCGCTTCGCGAGCGTATCCTTGACACCGAAGGCGTGACGGGGCTTGCCGCGTTCGAGACCGTTTATGACGGAGAAGCAAGACGCCTTACCGTAAACGCGACCATCGAAACCGTTTACGGGGAAGCCGTTGTTCAGGAGGTATTGTGATGGCGCTCACCTATATTGACGACACGGGAATCCATCTGCCCGATTACCCTACCGTCCTCGACCATGTCAAAGGCATCATGCACGACATCTACGGAGACGATCTCTATATTGAAGCGGACAGTCAGGACGGACAGCTCTGCGCCGCGTTCGCTTCAATGATGCACGACACCTATGCGCTTTGCGGTGACGTATACAACGCCTTTTCGCCGTCAACCGCGCAAGGCGTGGGGCTCTCAAGCGTAGTCAAGATAAACGGCATAAGGCGCAAGACGGCCAGTTATTCGACCGTTGATCTACGCATCGTCGGGCAGGTCGGCACCATCGTCACCGGCGGCAAGGCCGAGGACGTGGCCGGGCAAAAATGGCTTTTGCCCGCTCGGGTCGTCATTCCCGCCGAAGGCGAAATTACGGTCACGGCCACGGCCGAAGTCATGGGAGACATCCGGGCCGCCGCCGGGGAAATCACCAAAATCGCCACGCCGATGCGGGGCTGGCAGACCGTAAACAATCCGGCGGCCGCAACGGCGGGTGCTCCCGTGGAGAAGGATTCGGAACTGCGCGGACGTCAGGCCATCAGTACGGCCATCCCGTCACAGACGCCGCTTGAAGCGACCAAGGGGGCCGTAGCCCGGCTTTCCGGCGTGACGCGCAGTGCTGGATATGAAAACGACACGAACGAAACGGACGAGCGCGGTATCCCGGCGCACAGTATCGCCGTTGTTGCTGAAGGCGGCGACACGGCTCAGATCGCCGAGGCCATTTTCGCAAAAAAGACACCCGGCTGCGGCACCTACGGCACGACGACTGTCTCCGTGCGCGACGAATACGGCGAACCTTCGCAAATCCGGTTTTTCCGTGCGACGGACATGCCAGTCTATGCGCGGGTCACGCTCAGGGCGCTTTCCGGCTATCTTTCATCCACAGGCGATACCATCCGCAAGAACCTCGCCGCGTACATCAATACGCTCGGCATCGGCGAAAAGCTGTACGTGAGCCGCCTGTATACCCCTATAAACGCAGTCGCCGCAGAAACCTTTTACGTCGAATCCATCGAGATAGGTACGAGCCCGGGAGTGCTCGCCGCCGAAAATATCGCCGTGGCGTTCAACGCCGTAGTCTCCTGCACGGTGGAAGACATCGAGGTGATTGCTACATGAGCGCGGACGACTACCTTGCCTTGATCACTTCCGAGCACCGGCACCGTCCGAAGTTCGAGGCCGTCGTCGCCGGACTGGCCGGGCCGTTCGTCGAAATGCAGGCCATGCTCGAAAGGATGCGGACCCTGCACGACATCGACACGGCCACCGGCGTACATCTTGATCGCGCGGGAGAATGGATCGGAAGAAGCCGCTATGTGGCCATTCCCCTTGAGAATGTCTATTTCTCGTGGGGCGTCGAAGGGCTTGGATGGAACGAAGGCTACTGGAAAGGGAAGTATGACCCGGATCGCGGCATGGTGCGGCTTTCCGACGACGCGTACCGAACCGTCCTGAAAGCGAAGATCGGCGCGAACCGTTGGGATGGAACCATCCCCGGGGCGTATGAAGTTTGGAGAACGGCTTTCGCGGATATCGGGAGTGTCGTCGTCATTCAAGACAATCAGGACATGAGCATGATCCTCGGCATAACCGGAGTCCGGCTCGACAACGTCATGCGCCAACTCATCCTCCAGCGCTATATCGACCTGAAGCCCGAAGGCGTCCGTATCTCGTACTATGCCGTATCGAACAGCGGCGCTCCCCTTTTCGCCTGGAACTGCGATTCCGAAGGGCTCGCAGGATGGGCAAGAGGGGCATGGCCTGAAAAAATCCTGCCTTTTCACCCTGATCACCGTCAGGGGAGATAAAAAAAGCTGGCGCGGGCATGTTGGACTCACAGGAGGACGACATGCCCGTTATCAATGAAATATTGCCTTTCGCCCCACAGGCGACCGTTGAACTGAGTGAAATTCTGAGCCTCGCCGACTACACCGCCGACATGCAGCGCCTGCGCGGAAACCAGCCGGGAATCGCCCGGCTCGAGCTTGTCAACACGGTGCTCAGGCAGACGTCGCATATGGCCGCCGGGCTCGCGCAGTTCATCGCCAACCGGTACGACGGCGGCGTCAAAGACGACGGAAACCTCGACGCCGTCGAATCCGGATTGCAGGCGGCGATCATGAGCCTCGTCTCCGGCGTCACGGACCCTCTGTCAAAAACGCTGGCGACACTTGAAGCAATCCGTAAAAGCTGGATTGGAGCCCCCCGTTACCACCGCTCTACGGTGCTCCCCCCGGACTACGCATGGGTGAATGGCGACCTCATACTTTTTGAAGATCGTCCAGAATTTGAAGAGGTTTACCTCGCTGGCGGCTTCGAGGGAATGCTTCTCGAAGCAAACGCCACCAGCGAGCAGATCGCCGCCAACCTCGGGAAGTTCAGAAAACATCCTAACGGACTGGGATTATACCTTCCTTCGTGTGGCGAACAGTTTTTCCGAGCTTGGGGGCAGGGGGCGGGCCGGGAGGCGGGCTCGGCGCAGGGAGATGCTGCACGTAATATCTCAGCGAACGCTCCATATCTTTCGACAAATCAGATTGGCGCACAAGCCGAGGGCGCTTTTTCTTGGCATACACTGATCGGTCCTCTGACACTTATAACATATGAAACAGAAGCGTCAGGAGGTCTGTCTTTTGAGTCGTCTCGTGTGGTCCCGACAGCCGAAGAAAACCGCCCGGTCAATGTCGCGCTCCCCGTGTGT